CATTCATACAGCAATGCCGGGTATAATTAAATCTTATAATGAGAAGTTACAAAAAGCTGATATTCAACCTTGCTTCATGGAAAAAGTTGAAGATGAATTATTACCCGTTCCAATTCCTATGCCTCTCCCTGTAATTCAAGCAGTACCGGTTATTTTTCCTCGTACTAAATTATCATTTATTCATATGCCCGTTGATGTTGGTGATTATGTATTACTTTTATTCAATGAAAAATCTATTGATTCTTTTTCTCAAATTGGAGGATTAGTTGACCCTGATGATATGCGAAAACACGATTTAACCGATGCTGTAGCTCTTCCTGGCTTCTATCCTTTTTTAATGCCAATAGTCGGAATAGATAAAAAAGCTTTGCAAATAACAAATTCTTTATCACAAATTAAATTATCTCCTGATGGGAAAATATATTTCTCCACAAGAGGTTCTGTTGCAACCGAAACCATTGCACCAGAAGAGCCATTGGTTCTAGGTAAAATTCTAATAGAATTTTCTAATAAATTAATTGATTCATTAAATAATATTACAGAGTCTTTGCAAAAAAATATTGGAGTTGGAAATTTTGGCGCGCCTGTTCCTGCATCTCCTTCTTTAATTGCAGAATTAAAAAAAATACAAGCAGAGCTAAAAAAAGATAAGACAACTTATCTTGATAATCCAGCGACAAACATTACATCAAATCATTTTTATGGAGAAAAATAATGGCTTATACATCAGCAGCAGGAAAAGCAATTTATTTAAAAAATTTAAAGAATTCATTAAACATGAATGACTCGGATGCAAATTTAGAACAACTTGAAAAGCAAGCTGAAGCTTTTGCCAAATCAATCGAAGAAATTTTACCGAAACTTATTGTTGACGTTCCGGCATTTGGTCTTGCTTCTCCACCAGGAATTGCAGGTGGTCCTGTAACCGGATCAGCTGTAGGAACTGTATCATGATAGATTTAAAATTAGACGACTCAGGAGATTTACAATTTAATCATAAAGGAGATTTAGTTCTCACCGAAAAACCTATTGATTATATATCTCAAAAAATCAAAACAACTTTAAAAACAATTTATGGCGAATGGTTTTTAGATCCAAGTATTGGCGTCGGATGGGTGAATATGCTTGGAGATAAAGACTTCGATGAGCATATATTGTCTCAATATTTAAAAAAAGAAATTGAAAAAATAAAAGGCGTTAAGTCAATTCCAATTTGTGAGCCCATGCTTAATAGAGAAAAAAGATTAGCAAAAATAAATTTACATATAATTACAGATTATGGCAAATTAACAATAAATAAACTAGATTCAGGTGCAATTTTATGACAAAATATGGAGTCACAAAAGAGGGGTTTGTTTCAAAAGATTTTATTACCTGCCAAAGTGAAATAAATGAAAAATTTAAAAATAAAATAAATCAAAACATAGATGTGTCTGCAACTTCTGTATTTGGTAATATTGTTGCCGTTACAGCAGAAAGGCAATCACAATTATGGGATGGTTTGCAGGCGACTTATTGTTCATTTTTTCCAAATTTAGCGACAGGAGTATCTTTACAAAATTCAATTAGCATTAACGGAATTAAAATGCTAGAAGCTACGGCTTCAAAAGTTATTCTTACTTTTAAAGGAAAACAAGGTACAAAAATTCCTGCACAAACTGGCGTAGGAATTCCTGAAACTTCTTATCAATTTAATACAAAAGTTGATGCAATTATTAAAAGTGATGGTTTTATCGACGTAGAAGCAGAATGTACAACCCTTGGAGAAATAAAAGCATTAGCTAACTCAATTACAAAAATTTTAAATCCAATTTTTGGATTAGATTCTTGTACCAATAAGCAAGATGCAACTGTTGGACAAAACGAGGAAAGCGAAAGCGATCTTCGAATTAGACGGTTGCAACTTTTACAACGCGCTGGTTCTGCTACTGATAAGGGAATAATTGGAGCAATAAAAAAAGTCTCTGGTGTTAATGCAGTTATTCTTTTAGATTCCGAGATCTCAGATAAAGTACCAAATGGACACATTCAACTTTTTGTAGAAGGTGGAGAACCAAAAGAAATTATAAATGCAATCGCAAATAGTCGTGGCGCTGGAATAAAACTTTACGCAGAAAAAGATACTGATATTTTTCTGCCAGTTATTGATTCTCAAGGTTTAAAAAGAATATTCTGCTTTTCAAGACCAAAAGAAAAATTAATATACTTAACTATATCTATTCAAACAACGTCTGAATTTCCAAATGATGGACAAGAACAAATTAAAAAAGCTCTTGTTGATTATGCAAATAAAAATTTGAGCATTGGTAAATCCGTTATTAACTCCTCGCTTTACGTTCCAATAAATAGTGTTGCAGGTATTATAGGAATTAAAATATTTCAAAGCACAAATCCCAATCCATCTTCAAGTGTAAATATTCAAACTGAACCCATTGAATACGCAAAATTTGATTCCTCACGAATCTTATTTAAAGAATGGGAATAATCATGGAAAAAATTGTTGACCATGTTGAACAAGCTTTAAAAAGATTATTAAAACAGTTTCAAAATAAACCCAAATTAAAAGCATTAATTGAATCATTGATAGAAGGTTTCCAAGATATTGAAGATGCAATGTGGGAGCTTTATAATTTAAATTATAGAGATTCAAAAGGAATTAACTTAGATAATTTTGGAGAAATAATTGGAGTTAAGAGGCAAGGCTTAAGCGATGAACAATATGTTCAACTTTTAACAGCCACCATTTGCGAAAATATTTCAGAAGGTTTAATTGAAGATTTAATTCAAATTTTTAGACTTCTAGCAAATCCAAAAAAAATTTTTTTATTTGAGCCTTCAGCTCATCAAATCTCAATGGTCGCTTTAAATCCAAATCCAATTTCAAAACCTAGCCATATTTTAAAAGCATTAAAAAGTTCAAAATTATCTGGTGTTAAGTTAGAGGCTTTTTATATTTTAGACAGTCCGTTCCTTTTTAGTGAAAGTAAAATCATAAGGCCGTCTGGATTTGGAATGGAAGAAATTCCGAATTCAGGAGGAAGATTTGCTTTTGAATTGGAGTAAATAAATGACAATAGAAAGACCTGAAGAATTTCCAGAGTGGGGAACTAATAATGATTCGCTAATTAAAGCCCCAAGTATAGATAAAAGAAAACAAGGATATGCAATTGATACAAGTACAGGCTTACCCGATATCCCGTCCCTTAAAGGCGAAAATTGGTTTCGTAATTTAGTATATAAATGGATTAAATATTTTGATGATAAATTATCAAACTCACTTTCAAGCATTAATCACATTTCTATTACTGAAAATGAAAAAGAAGTTCAACCTAATATTTGGACAAATTTAAAATCTTTTACTTTACCTAAAGGAAGATGGCTTTTTTTAATATCTTTTAGGCATACTAATTTTAGAGTTAATCAACAAAATAGAAGTTTTTCACCTGTTGTAATCAGTGGTATTTCAGATGTTAACGGAGATTTAAGCACGATTCCAGCAATTAATGGAAATACCAGGGATGGAGTAATTACTGAAGCTATCGAGAATGCTAAAAAAGTAAATGGAATTAATAATAATCTTTATTATTCAAATATCGCAAAAGAAGTAACAAAAATAGATGGAAGTTTTGTAGAAAATTTTTCATTTACATGTGTAATAAATGCAGAAACCGATAAAGAATATTTTGTAAAAAATATTTATTTAACATATCCAGACAGAGAATTGTACAAAGTATTTTATCAAATTAACGCAATTAAAATAGGATAAAGGAGAATTAATGTCAGAATCAAAAGAAGATATTGCTGCTGCTGTTAGAGAATTCTTTGTTGCAATCAAGTCATCGCCAAATGCGATGATTTTATTATTGGTATTTGTTTGTGTTGGATCTTCTTCGTTGGTTACATATTTTGGCTTTCAATTGACAGGACAGAATAATAAATATTATTCAGAATCATTAACAAATCAACTTCAAGTTGCAAATCAACAAGTAAAGCAATTTAACGAGAATATTTCAGTAACAAATATTGCTTTGTCTCAATTAAAAGAGCAATTTTCTGATTTTAAACTAATGCAAAGCGAAATACAGAATTCAATTAAAGATCATGAAAAAAGGCTTATTAAAATTGAAGTAAAAGAAGGTATTAGATGAAATTATCCAATAACTTTTCTCTCGAAGAATTTGAGCATTCCGAAGTTGCAACTGCAAGAGGTATAAATAATAAAGCGCCTGAAGAAGTTATTAATAATTTAAAAAAATTATGTGACAAATTTTTAGAACCATTAAGACAATATTTAAATAAACCAATTAAAATATTGTCTGGATATAGATGTGAGGAATTAAATAATGCAGTAAAAGGGGTTGAAAATTCTCAACACTTAACAGGTTGTGCCGCGGATATAACAGTTGAAAATATTTCTCATCAAGAATTATTTGAAATAATAAAAAATAATTTTAAATTTGATCAACTAATTCTTGAATTCGTAAAACCAAATAATCCTTTTAGTGGCTGGGTTCATGTTAGCTGGAATGAAAATAAAAAT